CGTATTAATAAAAGTCTAAAGGCATGGAATTGTTGATGGACTCAAATTTTATCGTGATGTTATGGAATTTTGGTTTAACCTTGTTGTTAGCTGTGCTGGGGTTTGTGGCCAAAGAAAAATCAAGCGAACTAGCGCGCTTGAACATTTTATTAAATCGAACCCGTGAAGAAATTGCGCGGGACAATGTAACCAATCAAGAGATTGACAAGCTGGTTCATCATATGGATTCAAGATTTAACAAGATTGAGACTAAACTTGATAAACTGATCGAGTCACGTTATGCCGAGCCGCACAGCTAAACAGCACCGTTTTATGGAAGCAGTTGCCCATAATAAGGCATTTGCTAAGAAGGTCGGAGTCCCCCAATCCGTTGGTGAGGATTTTTCAAATGCCGATAAGGGCAAAACTTTTAAAAGAGGTGGTCAAATGGCACTCAAGAAACACGAATTAAATCAAGCAAAAGAACTTCGTCGCATCGCTGATGAAGAAGAGCATGAAGCGCATGAAATGAAACGCGGCGGCCATGTTAAGAAAATGGCTCACGGCGGTCACGCAAAAGAACACCACAAGCACACCAAGAAGATGGCTGACGGTGGATTAGGCGCTGCAGTAGATCCTCGCGTTGCTGCGCTGATGATGGCTGCTGGTCGTCGTCGTCGCCCCGCTGCTGCCCCTATGATGGCTCCTCCCACTGTTGGAGCGCCCGGCATGAAGCACGGTGGTCTGTCTAAGGCACACCACAAACATTTGGCAGAACATCACCTGTCAATGGCTGAACACCACATGGAACAGCACATGCACGGTGGCCGTGTTAAGAAGATGGCTAAAGGCGGTGTTGCTGAATCTATGGGTCCCAAGAACATGTCTGAGGATGTGGAAAAGGGTTCCAACAAACATTTGAAGCATGGCGAGTCTGCTGTGCAAAAACGCGGTCATACGCGCGGTACCAACCTCGGTGATAGCGGTAAAGAAATTGGTATTGAAAGCGGAGCCCGCATGAAAAAAGGCGGCATGATGAAAAAATATGCCAAAGGCGGCGTAATTTATGGCGAGTCCATGGGTGCTGTAAAAACTGCTGGTGGCAAAAAACCACACGGCAACGGCATCGCAGAGCGCGGCTTGACAAGAGCTAATATGCCTAAGATGTCTGGCAACACCGTTGGTAACGGCCCACTCGTTAACGCCATGAAAAAAGGCGGAATGACCAAGAAGAAGTACTGCTAATCATGCCATACGAAGAAACCGGAAAAGAAAAGTCCAAGCGAGAGGCTTATTACAAAGCCAATCGTGAGCGCGGTATTCGTCAAGAAGCCGAGCGCGATTACAAATTGTTTGGTACTACTCAACAAAACATTCCACAGGTTAATCCTATGGGCGATGCAACTATGCCAGCTGCGGCTGGTATGAAAAAAGGCGGTAAAGTTTTAGCGAAGGAAGGCGGTATGTTAAAACCTGTAGATAAAGAAGAGAACCCCGGATTAGCAAAATTGCCTACTCCTGTACGCAATAAAATGGGTTACATGAAAAAAGGCGGACAAACTAAAAAAATGTCCAAAGGTGGATCAGCATCTAGCCGTGCAGATGGTATTGCACAGCAAGGTAAAACACGCGGTAAATATTGTTAAGGAGAAGTAAATGAATCCAAAAGTAACCAAAGAAACAATGGAGCCAGAATCAGGACCAGACATGGTTCACCATGACGACTTCATCAGCCAGCATGAAGAAGGCGATCACAAGCATCACAGCACTCATTATATGAAGCATACAGCTGGCGACCACAAGCGTCACCGCGACCATGTAATGGCTATGTGTGGCGGCGGCATGGCTAAAAAAATGAAAAAAGGCGGAGCTTGCTAATATGATGGCAAGCCGCGGAATGGGCGATATTGCTCCATCTAAAATGCCGGGCAAAAAGGTTATCCATAGAAAGGACAATCCTGATGCCGTTGATGAATATAAAAAGGGTGGTCTAGCCCAACAAGCGGCCACGGCAATTGCTATGAAAGAGGCTGGTAAAAAACCTAAGAAAATGGCAGCAGGCGGTTCTGCAAAGCCCGGACTTTATGCCAATATTCATAAAAAGCAGGCACGGATAGCAGCAGGATCTGGTGAGCATATGCGAAAACCCGGCAGCAAGGGTGCGCCTACCAAAGATGCTTTTATTCAATCGGCTAAAACCGCAAAGAAAAAATAATCATGGCCACAAAAAATTGGATTCAGAAAGCAATTAAAAAACCCGGAGCTTTACGCAAAGAATTAGGCGTAAAGGAAGGTAAAACTATTCCGCCAAAGAAACTAGCTGCAGCAACAAAAAAACCCGGCAAGTTGGGTCAGCGGGCTAGATTGGCGGAAACCCTGAAGGGAATGAAAAAGTGATTAACTTTATAGAAGCTCAAATGAAAACAGCAGACCGTCTTTATAAGATGATGGAGCGGGATCATAACGAGCGCATTAAAGATATGTCCATGTGGTCAGAGGCCAGCTATAGCTTACTCAGAAAGCTGGATCAACGCGATAAAGAAATTATTAAATTAAGGGCTGAGATAGCCGCTTTAAAAGCCGCGTCAGCATTATAAATGGCCAATCCATCAGGACAAACATCATTTAATTTAGACCTCACTGAGCTTGTAGAAGAAGCCTTTGAGCGTTGTGGCTCGCAGTTACGTTCTGGTTACGACCTTAGAACAGCGCGCCGTTCTCTTAATTTGCTTACTATTGAGTGGGCAAACCGTGGAATCAACCTTTGGACCATTGAAGAAGGAAGCATTGCGCTTACTTCTGGTCAAGCTATTTATCCTCTACCAGTGGATACAATTGATTTACTAGATCAGGTTATCCGTCAAAACAATGGAAATACAACCACGCAAACTGATATTAATATTAGCCGTATATCTGAGTCTACTTACGCTACTATTCCTAATAAACTGACTAATGGCCGTCCAATTCAAGTTTGGATCAACCGCCAAAATGGTTTAACTAATGCCATTCCTTCGGCAACTTTGGCCGCGGCGGTAACCTCATCAGCGACCACAATGACAGTAAATGATGCTACTAATCTTGGCTCTACTGGCTTTGTGCAGATTGATTCAGAAATTATTGCCTATACCAATTTAGTTGGAAACGTAATAACAAACTGCTGGCGCGGTCAGAATGACACCACTGCAGCCTCTCACGCATCAGGCGCTGGTGTTTATATCTCTAATTTGCCCTGCATTAACGTATGGCCAACACCAAACTCTGGCGGAAACTATACCTTTGTTTATTGGCGTATGCGCCGGATTCAAGACGCTGGCGGCGGTATCAATGTAGGCGATATTCCTTTCCGTTGGATTCCATGTATGGTTGCAGGATTAGCTTCTCATTTAGCCATGAAATTGCCAGATATGGATCCCACGCGCGCGATGGCATTAAAGCAATATTATGAGGAAGTATTTAACTACGCGGCACAAGAAGACCGCGAAAAAGCCTCTATTCGCTTTGTGCCACGCAATATGTCTTATATGAGGTAATCATGGCTACTAAAGAAGAAGTGCAAGCAGCTAAAGACATAATTGCCGAGATTGGAAGAGATGTTAGAAGCAAGCCAAAGTACACCGGTGTTTCATATTATGATACTGGCCCCAGAGTTGGAACTCAGATAAACCGCACTATTGGCGGTGGTGGTGGAGCCGGCACGGGTGGCGCAGCAGCAGAATTAAAAATGCTTAATAACCCAAAAGCCATTAAAAAAGGCGGATCGGTTCGCGGACATGGAATTGAAACGAAAGGCAAAACGAAGGGCAGGATGCTCTAATGCCAAATAAGTTTGCTTCCGGTAAGTTTGCAATTGCAGAATGTGACCGATGTGGTCAGCGTTATAAGCTAAAAGAGTTAAGAACTCAGACGCTTAAAACCAAGCCATATCGTGTAAAAGTGTGTTATGAGTGTTGGGATCCAGACCACCCTCAGTTACAATTAGGTATGTACCCCGTGAACGATCCGCAAGCGGTTCGGGAGCCACG